CCTTTTCGACAATCGCGTTTCGCTTTTCAAGCGCGGCCTTAAGCGTTGCCTGGTTTTCTTCAGAGAAGGGGTTGAGCCCCTTACCTCCGGCAATGAAAGTGCCCAACAACTCCATGTCGGCCCAAACTGCCTCAAAGCTGCCGATCACCGACTTGACCATTTGGATCAGACCGCGCATCGCATCGATCACGATGGCCAGACCGACTGCAGCATCTTGGGCCCACTCTTTGAGAGTGCCGTCGTCTCGCAAGCGAACCATGGCCTCAGCCGAGTTGTGCGTCCCAAGTACCACCTCTTTGAGCTGTCCTACCAACTCCTCCATTGCAGGTAAAGCCGCTGTGACAATGGTCTGAGCGACAAAGTTGTGTTCTGCCTTCATGCGCCCCAGCGCTTTAGAAGCTTGTTCTGCGGATTCAATCTCCGCTTGGGTCATGCGGATGTTGAGGTCCTGATTTGCTGCCAAATCTTTCAGGAAGGGCAGCAGCGTCGCCCCTGATTTGCCAAACAACTCCAGCGCGATGGCAGTTTTCCCTGCCCCGTCTTCAAAGTCCGAGAGCTTTAGGGCAATCTCGTTCATCACTTCGGCAGGATCGCGGAGATTCCCCCCCGAGTCCTTAGCCTTGATACCCAGATAAGCCAGTGCTTGGCTTGCACCCTTGGTCTCGTCGTCGACCCCAGCGAGCCCCTTGGAGAGTTTGGTCAGTCCTACGCTGATTTGCTCCATGGCCACGCCAGAAATAGTGGCCACTGGTGCAAAGCCTGACAAAGCGACCGCACTTGCGCCCGTTTGTTCGGCAAAGTCCTGCAGTGCGGCCACTGTTTCAAGCGTGTGGGAGATCAGCTCCTTGAGTGCGCCAACAGACTCCACACCCACCGCAATGGCAAAGGTGGTTTTAGCCACTTCTGCCACCCGCTCAAGCGAGGAACGCATGCCGTCGGCGTGCTTTTCAAGAAGACGAGCACTTTTGCCCAAATCTTCCCGAAACTCTGCCGTTTCAGCCGCTAGTTTGACGACTAAGGAGCCAATATCAGCCATTGTTCTTCTTCACCTTATGCGCAAACATGGCCTTGAATCTCGCCACATTGAGACTGACGTCTTGCGTTGCCGCTTGTTTCTCCATGAAGGGCATGAAGTCCTCAGGTCGGAATGGACTAGCATCCTTGGCCCGATGCGCGTTGGCAAAGGTGGATGCCACCACACCTGATCTGTAATCAGCCCGGTAGTCCCCAAATGGCTCGAGCTGGTAATACGCCAGCCATTCTGAAAACTCATCTGATCCCATCCGAGCCAGCATCTCACGCACTGGCAGGCCAAGAGCCAATGCCAAGCGGAATGCAAAGCGTCGTGTCGGATGGGTTTTTAGGCGTTTTTTGCTTGCTCGACCTGTTCGGCACCAATGCCATTGAGTCGTTGAGCCACAGCAAACACGCGGTCGAGTGCTTTGGCACTTTTGGCACCCAGTGCTGCAATATCAGCATCACCAAAGAGTCGATCGCCCGACTCATCGCATACAGCTAGAGAGACCAAACGCGCCCGGACGTTCTCCAGTCGGCCCTCTTTGCCAATCAGACTGGCTTCAAACGCATCTCGGTCGGTTCCCGTCATGGTGCGAACCTGCACCTCACCTCCCCACTCGGGGACTTTGACGATTTCTCGAGGGAGGTCATCACATTGCAATATTTGTTCACGAGTCAACATGTGTTTCTTCCTCTCAAGCTTCGGTAATTTCGCCATCAATCTCAATCGTCACGGACGCCTGCACCACGGCGTCCACTCCTCCTTGCACGCTGAAGGTGGTGACATAGCCGTAGAACGTCCAAATGGCTGGTGTGGTGTCGGTAAACGTCAGCTTGAACTGACGACGCACACGATTGGCTCGATCTGTTCGCAGTCCTTGATGAATCAAATCATCTGGGTTGTAGTGCATGGTCAAAGTTAATTGACCTTCATCACGCAAGCCAACCCGCTTTTCTTTGGAAGCGGAGGCAAGGTTTGTGACATCGATCACGGCGGCTTGTCCACCAGGACCTTGAAAAGACACCACATTGGGGATGACCTCAAATGTGGTGGTGCCAAAGCGGGAAATCGTGATCCCTTGTGCGGTAATTGCTGTGCTGCTCATGTGTAGCTCCACGTTTAGGTTGAACTCACCTGTCGGTGATAGGTGTAGTCCACGCTCACCCGGTACAGCCGGGCCTGATCTTCAAAATCTGTGAGCCCCATTCGCACATCGGCGATGGTGCTTTTGTCTGCCAGGAGCGCCTCAAGAACTAGGTCCTGAAGATGCAACGCTTCTTGATACGTTCTGGCATAGGTATCAACTTGCATGCGAACTCGCTGCAAGCCGTGTGGCCCATCGAGGCCAAAGATGTGCTCTTGCACGATGGGTGTGTAAACAATGGCTGGATACTGAGCGTCTTGTGCTGCGACAAGCGCGTAGACCTCTCCAGCCGCCAAGTTTTTGATGGCGTCGTAGAAGTCCTGCATCGCTATTTCCTGTTCAGGTTCTTTGCTTCGAGCTCAATGCGTTCTGTCAGCCTGTCTTTCATGGCTTGCACCGCATCTCGTCTTTTGGCTTCAAGTGCAGGTCGCAAGAACGGCCTAGCCCTCATCTTTCGGGTGCCAAACTCAACAAAGCGCCAATACCAAGCGTCCTGAGACAGGTTTCCCTTTTTGCCTTGCTTGCGGTATTTCTTGCCATGTCGAACCGTCACAAAGAAGGTCTGTCGCGTCAGGCTCGAGAGCTCAGGAATGTGTTTCATGATCACCGAGCGTTTCAATGTGCCTGGCGGAGGTTGATCAGGTACTAGAGAAGCGATTGCTTTTGGGGCACGAATCCTTGCCTCATCTCGAATGACCTTTGCACCCGCATAGACGCTTACGCGCAGACCATTCTTTGCCACTCGATCTGGCAACTCCCGAAGCGCCCTAGCCAATTCAGCCAAGCCTTCAACCTTGACGATCTCTCGCTTAGCCATCGTCGAGACCTTCCGATGCAAGAAGGATGATTTGTGTGCGCCTCTCGTCCTCATTCAACGCAGAGTGAATGTTGAAGATGCGAGATTTGTAGAGCACACGCATCTGAGCAACCTGTTGAGGGTTGTCAAATACCGGTTGGAATCGAACGGTGATCTGGTGCGTCAATTCAGCCGAGATCCGATTGGCAATCACAGCTTCTTTGCCAGACAGGGGTTGAATGTCAGCCCAAACGGTCACCACATCCAACCAAGCGCGACAAGGCGCACCCAGACTGTCCTTGACGGTGCTCGGGCGCTGGACCTTGATGCGACGGTTGAGCATGCCCGCACTAATTGGATTCATAGGAAAGAAACCTTATAGGGGTCTAAAAGACCATCGACAAATGGCAAAGGTTCAATGCGCCCTCTGGAGAGTGCTGCCACTTCTTCTCGATGCGCATACAAACTACCAACGCGTAACTTGATCCAGCTCTTAATGCCCTCGGGCACTGCTGAGGCATCCCCATATCCAGCATCAAAGGTGACACTGACCGCGCCAATCTGCGGCAATGAAATAGGCCAAATTTGTCCAAACACAGGGGTGATCCTTGCGGGCTCGCAGGCTGAGTCAACCGCGTAGTTGCTTGGAGGCATGGTTTGTAAAACACCACCCATGTCTAGGTAGTTGATATTCACCACGTCAAGAACGGGTGACTTGTGAATCAGGATGGCATGCCCAGGCAATGTGAAAGGCTGACCTGCAGGAACCCCCATGAGGCTCGGACCAGGAAAGCTATCAAGGACCAACTTCCAGCGTGCAGTCATGAACTGTCTACTGGTGATGGTCTCTGCGGCCTGTCTGGCTGCAGAGATCAATGCCTGAATCAACCCATCGTCATCGTCGAAATCCACCCGCAGGTGTGCCTTGGCCTCAAGAAGAGTTACTGGCTCACCTGCAGGAGGGGTGATCAATTGCATGGGCATGCGATTGGTCTCCCCTCAGGATCAGACGACTTGCGCGACTGCTGCTTGATTGCTTGCATCACCTGGCGCAAACCGAGGATTAAAACCAAGCAACTGTGCCGCCGTCAGACTTGCGGCAACGCCCACAGTCACCGAGAGGCGAACATAAGCGTAACCGTTGTTGACATCAAGATCTTCTGGACGCAGGTTGATGATGGCCTGTTTTGCAGAGCCACTACCGGCCTGAGTCAGTTGGGTGATAGCCTTGCCAGTCACATCCTTGGCTCCGGTGCCAGAGGCATCGGTTGCTTGCTGAATCTTGGCGTCGAGCGTGGCACCAGTGCCAAGCACACCGCTTTGAATCAACGCAAGCAAGCTGTGATGATTACCAGCCGATACCCACCCAGTGGATGC